TATCAACAACTAATGTCCCGGATGGAACTTTAGTTTATTGGAGGATGAACGGAAGCGGAGTCACCTCCTCGTTTTTCACCTCAAATGTTTTGCAAGGCACGGCGACTGTTACTTCAGGCTCAGCCAGCTTTGCTCAAACTTTAGCCGCATCTTTGCCGGCTGGCGGTCCTTATACACTTGGTGTATCACTTTATTCCAACCCCGGCTACACTCAGCAAGTCGGGACTACAAGTGTGGTTATCTCAATTACACCAGGAGTTACACCCTCGACTCCGGAACTTGGGGTGTACATTGACCTTTACCAATACCGCAATACCGGTGGCGTTTACCCCGATGGGTCCTACGTCGGGCTCAACCCCAACATGCGGGCAGCCAACATCAACACCATCCTGCCTTCACTCGATAAGTTCTATATCCTTATTGAAGCTCAAATTTACTCTGACGGTAAGTTATACTTCGGTACAAATGTCGGTAACCCAGCTGCTCTGGTGCTCAACGCTGCTGGAACCAACTGGGCGGACAACACAGGTTCTGTGTCTGGGGGTTACGTCAGCCCGACCAACCCCGACTACACCTATTCTGCTTACGCAATCAAAAACTCAATCTACTACCTGTCTCAACAGTCAGCTTGGTCAACCAAGAACCTCATGTTGTCGGTTGGGGGCTACTTACTGTCTCAGACGATGGACCAGGCTGGCGGCAGCGCCCTCCTTGCCCAGACTGCTGCCAACCAGATTGCCACTCTTGTGCAGATCACTGGAGCTGTCGGCGTCGATCTCGACTACGAGCCTGTCGGTCAGCCCTGTATCCCCGCCAACATGGCGCTTCTCTGCCAGAAGATCCAAACAGCTGTCAAGGCTTTGGATCCCACCTACGAAATCCATCTCACCATCATCCCGCCCCTGTCTCTGGCCGATCCCGATTTAAAGATAAGCACAGCACTTGCATGTCAAGGTTACGTTGATCAGATCAACATCATGACCTACGATGACCCGAACAACCTTGACCAATCCCCCTATCAGCCCGGAAACGCCACAGTATATAACCACACCGGCGTGGGTCGCTCAGTTCAGAGCGTTCAGTGGTTCCTTGACCAGGGTGTAACTCGTGATAAACTTGGTATGGGCATTGCAGGGTATGGGCGCAATAGTGCTAGTGGTCAAGCATTTACTAATAATGGAACCCCTTATGATCAAATCGTTCGTATTGCCGGTTCTAGCGGTGCGGCTGATCCACAATTCATGCTTGGTCGCCTCAACGCTGCTGTTCCTATAGTCAATCCCAATCCCACAACTCAAGGCAACTTCTACTATAGCCCAACAACAGCAGTTTGGGGCTTCGACTCTGTGGATACAATCGCTGATAAAGTTCAAGCATCGTCCAACCTGGGCATCCGAGCTGTGTTCATGTGGCAACTGTCGAACGACTACTCCAACCCAGCCTCCGTTCTGCCTGCTGGCAACCCACTGGCCAACTTCGCCCTTGTCAAGGGCGCTCAAGCCGCTATTGCTGCTCTCTAGTTTACAGGGGGCCTTTGCCTCCTATAATACTCATACAACAATCTAACGTTTCACATGCGAACTACTGCATTGGGTTATCCGGTTATCTCTGATGAACTTCACGATAAAATTTTCGGGGTTGCAGACAAACCGAAAGAAATGGGTCGGTTACAGAAACAGAAAGCAGAGAAACTTCTAAACACGTTTGAAATAAATACACCAGTCGATTACCCCTCCAACCTGTACGATGGGCCTCTACCTGTGCCATCCCTTCAAGGTTACGACCTTAAGGACCACTTTGAGAATATTGCGAAAGCTCAGGTTGGCCAGTATAAGACTTGGGCGGACTCGTTCTCGAAGGTTGCACTACCGAAGATACCGACCCCGTCGGAGTTTGTGTTTGAAGCTGGGTGGCATCGTTACGAGTTGGTTAAAGGAAAGTGGAAAATCACAAAGGTTCCTTACCCTCAGGAGGAAGCTTTTGTTTTTGACACTGAGACTTTTGTGTGTGGTGGTTCTTTTCCAATTATTGGTACTGCCCTATCTTCCAAAGCTGCGTATATTTGGTTAGCTTCCGAACTTGTAGACCCAACCATTCCTGTTGAGGACTGGGATCAGTTCGACTTGATACCAGTGGGTACAGGGAGATTTATCGCTGGTCACAACATCAGCTACGATCGTGTTCGAGCCCAAGAAGGATACAACTTAAGCAACACAAAACCAGAAAACTTTTATTTCGACACACTTTCTGCACACATTGGTGTTTCAGGGTTGGCTGGGGGTCAACGCTGGTTGTATGTACTCGCTGGGAAAGACCCTGAAGATCTTACAGAAGACGAGAAGCGTAAATTGCGCTACGCCCCGAAGTGGCTTGATGAAGGTTCCACAAATAGTTTGGTTCAATGTTACAACTTTCATGTTGCAGCAGTACGTAAGTACTTTGGTGAAGATGTAACTGAGCTTGGTAGCGCAGATAAAGCTGTTCGAGATATTTTCGTTAAAGCCACAGAGTTAAGTCAGATCCGCCAAATGTTGACCGAAGCCGTTGATTATGCGGTTAAGGATGCTTTCTACACTGCTGAACTTTTCCAGGCACTCTGGCCGAAGTATTTAGACTCCACACCCTCTCCTGTGGCACTCTGCGGGCACTACCACCTGAATGGTTCAATCGTACCACTTGTCCCTAACTGGGAAGAGTGGATAAAAACAGTTGAGAAAACATTTCAAGGGCACAACGATGAGATGACTGAGCTCTGTCAGAAACTCGTACAGAAATATCGTGATGAGTGGGTGGAAACAGAAAGAAGTAACTCGTACTGGAACAGGGACCCCTGGTTAAGACAGTTAGACTGGGAGGTAAAGTCGGATAAAGGTAAGTATGCCGGAGTACCAAACTGGTTACGTCCCTTTGTGAAAGACCCGAACACACATATTGGTGTAAAATCAAACCTCTCTCACTTACTTTTGAAACTTAAGTACGAGGGTAGCCCAATGTTCTACTCTCGTGAAGATGGTTGGTGTTATCACGATGAAATGGGAATACTTACAAAGATCCCGCACCCGAAAGGTAACAACGATAATGTAGGGGGAGTGCTGTCAAAAGATTTTGTCGAAGACATGACAGTCGGACGACTAAGTAGTGACTTGCCCGAAGCTCACAGAGCTTTGGAGATCGCTAATTCCGTCAGTTACTGGACTTCTGTAAGAAAGAGGGTGATGGATCGCATCTTTCTTCCCGCTCACAACCCCGAAGGTGCAGAAGCCTTGGTGACTCTCCCTGAGATACTCTGTCATGGCACGGTAACTCGGAGAACAGTTGAGAGTCTGATGGTCACAATGTGTTCTACAAAAGCACACAGAATCGGCACCGAGTTGAAGTCCAGAGTGCAAGCACCCGAGGGTTGGAAGATTGTTGGAGCTGACTTTGATGGTCAAGAGATGCAGGTTGCTTCTATCTACTCAGATAAGTGGGAAGGTGGTTACATCGGATGTTCTCCGTTTGGTTACAATGTGTTGTCAGGAAGCAAGGAAGCGGGCACGGACCCTCACTCTGCACTCGCGAAGATCGCGGGTGTAGACCGCGACACAGCTAAGATCGCAGGTTTTGCTGTGCTATACGGAGCTGGTGTTCGTGCAGTGCAGACTTACATACGCCGTAAGTACCCTGAAAAATCCCCGGCAGAAGTTAAGAACTTTGCCTTTAAGATTCTTGAAGGAAAGAAAGGAAAGAGTTACAAAGGTTTGTACGAAGGTGGTTCTGACTCAGGTTGTTTCAACTTTATGGAAGAAATATCAATGCGTTCCAGGGTACCTCAACTACCTTGTCTCGGAACTAAGATCAGCACAGCTATGAGGCCAGCAGCTGTAGGAGATGACTTTAAAACCTCTCGTGTGAACTGGACGATACAATCATCAGGAGCAGAAATACTTTCAATCATGCTAACCGCTGTGCATTGGTTAGCAGATGAGTACAAAGTACCTTGTAGATTTGTGTTAAGTATACATGACGAAATCTGGTTTATGACACCCGACCGTTACGCAGAGCAGTTCGCTGTTTTATTCCAGATTGCTCACATGTACACCTGGTCCTTATTCCACTCAGCACTTGGAATGCCTGACCTCCCCCTTTCTCGTGCTTTCTTCTCCTCGGTTGCCATTGATGACCGTATTCGAAAGTCTCCGAAGGAAAAAACTGTAACCATTTCTAACCCGAAGGGTGAGTTGGAACCCTCGGGAGCAGAGTACTCGATGAGAGAACTCTCCGAGATTGGTGCAGTACAAAAACTAACCACTCGCTACAACGCCATTCAGTCAGGTTTACTCAAATGAAAAAATCAAAAAAGTCCAGAGTCGAGAGTGTAGGTGTAAACCTTATCCAAGGGTTTCACGACGTTTATTTCATCACTGTGCCCTATGACAAAAAGAACAGAGTCATCCCCTCATCGGTTGAGTGTGCCTACAATGCATCATACTTCGACGAGGAAACTACCCGACAGATGCTAGGCTCTCTCTGATGCCTTTCCCCCTGCCAGAAGATCCCGAGTACCGTAAACTTGTAGTCACATTCTGGTTAGATGACGTGGACGACCGACTATCTGCCAACCGTTTACAAGACGCAGAAAAAAGTTGGAAGTATGCCAACGACATTTACCTCTCTCTCCCACCCGGAGAGGGAGACCTTGAACTTGAGGACTGGATTTTCAAGCAACGGGTAAAAATAGACAAGATCACTTCACTCAACCAATGAGATCAATTAACACTGAAGAAACAATGTCAACTCCAACACCTGCTCGCAGAGCAGCTAAACCAACTCCAAACCTTGAAACATTCTCAACGACTTTAGCAGATGGGAGAGAAATTACCATCCGTGAAATGACCGGGCGAGACCTTCTCTACATGGAGAAAGATCTCACAAAGGCTGGTGATGTCGAAAAAGGTATGCGTATTATCGAACGTTTAATTATAGGGGACGATAAGGTGACCTATGACGAAATCTTGGACCTTGGTGTAAAAGATTTTAAGAAACTCAGCGAATTGGTAGGAAAAGCTAACGGTTCGGACGAAGAAGACCCAAACTAATTGTGGAGGACGTTGAAGATTTTACTTACTACATAAGTTTTACCGACGTCCCCCGATTTCACTTTCGAGAAGTTACTCCGAAAGACTTCTACTTCGCACAAATAATACGAGCGAGCGAAAGAACAATGTTCGAACTTGCCGAAAGACTTCTTTTAAACCCGGAAGTACTTGACCAGGTGAGTGCAAGTAAAACTCGTGTTGTGTTAAACTGGGTTGGAGAAACTCTTTTAACAGAAAAAATACTAACTGTTGAAAACTGGTTGGAACTTGCTTACCACTTGTGTAAACAAAGGTGGGACTCTTCTGTAGACTGGCTTGAAGGTCAACCGATGAGTAAAATACAGGCTATGATACAAGTAGTTGATCGCCATGTGTCCAACCAGGAGAAAGCCATGAAGAAGTCTGGGAGAAAACGATGAGATTCACAGTAAAAGGTGATGGACTTCGACCCCTCAACTTAAACTGGTGGAAACCAACAAAAGAAGAGTGGACCCCTACTTTACTTGATGACAATATTCCTTTCTGGAAACGTCAGATTGACCCGACTTACGGAACACCCTGGGCCGCACTCTCTCCGTCTTACAACAAGTGGAAACAAGCACGGTACCCTGGGGAACCAATTTTAAAAGCTTCAGGTCTAATGCAAGACTTAGCTTTTATCTACACAAGAGGCAACAAGTTTATCGTAAAGTCTACAGACTACGGTAAGTACAACCAGTACGGTACTCGTAAAATGCCCGCCCGTCCCTGGATGGGCGTACCAGACATCTCCCTCAAGCATATTGTCCCAATAGCTTGGCGCAACATCTTATCCCGAAAAAGGTAACACCAATGACACGCACACGCAGAACTCCCGCAAAACCCACAGCCCCCGTTGAAAAGACGGAGGTTGCTGCTGAGCCAATTTCTGAGGCTACCCTGGAAGTCGCTTCTGAGGTTATTGACCCCAAAGCTCCAATTGACATTGAGCTCAAGGTCACAGAAGCTGAACCTGAACCAGCAGTTAAAAAATCTGCAGAGGAAATTCATGCAGAGGTTCAGTCAAAACTAAATAACAAAAACGTTGACAACAACATCTTTGTACCAGCTAGCCCTGCTGCAGTAGAAAAAGCTGCACAGACAATCGCAAATGAAAAAGGGTTTGAAATGACTCGTGGGAACGCAATCGGTGCCAGACTTATGGCTCGCGCTCAGAGAAAAGTCCTATGACAATTTCTTTTCCATTCGAGCAGCAGTTTACCTGGCGACAGCTGGGTTATTTGTACTTTCAGGACTCCTTAGACTATCGCGAAGTACTTACACAAAACCCCGAGTGGAATGTAACTGAGTTACCACCAATCGGTGCTCAACTTCGTCTCTCTCCGAGTGCAGGCACTGCTGGCACTCCTGGAGGATTAACGCAAGGAAGTTTCATAACTGGCTTAGCTCCTCAGCAAAACAGTAATGACTTCTTCCCTTACGACACACAGATTGAGTACGACGAAGCACTGTATCGTTATACTCTGCAAGGAGTTTTTGAACGTCAGACAATAAACGGTTTAAGTTTTGACACTAACCAAGCGATTACAGGGCTACAAAACGGGTAAAACCAGATTGGTTAATAACCTCTTCCTTGGGCCTGCGGGCACCACGCTGGAATCTCCTTCGCCAGTACCAAAGATGAGAAAAGGAAGGTTCATCAAAAAATAAAATGGCAACATTCTCTCTTGGCACCTCTGGTGTAACCCCCGGAGCCCCCGGTGTTTTTATTAACGAGCGGGCTGGTAACATAGCCTTTGGTACTCCTGCAAGTTTCTCCACAGTTTACATGCTGGTGGAAACAGACGCAAATGTACCTACACCTCTTTTCCCCTTCAACACACCTGTTCCAGTTACTTCTCTGACAGACTTTAAAGTCCTCAGTGGTGGTATTATTCCTGAGTCTGGTATGCCTCTTCTGAGCTACCAGTGTGTTGATGCTTTCTTCCTTAACGCACAAGTTGGTGATCTTCGCGTAGTTCGCGTAGGTACTCCGAATGAAATCGTTGAAATTGAGTTCCTCCCTTCTGCAACCAAAATCAACGCCACAGACCTACCTTCAGCTTTGATTGCTGGAAACAAGGTCTATGTGCAAATGACAATCAACGGCCTTAAGCTTGTCGCCGGTGACGGTTCCACTGGTTACACCTCCAATGGTGAGTGGCTTGGCGTTCCTGTTGTTATTCCTGTGAGCTACGTTGCTGGTGATGAAGCCAACAACCGTAAGATCAGCGCAGCCATCACTACAGCTGTAGCCGCCGCTATTGAGAGCAACCCCGCAGTTAGTTCTTCGGTCTATGTGCGTGATTTCGGTCAGGTTAATGATATTAACCCTGGCTCAAACTCGGAAAACGGGTTCATCCAGATTGCTGCTACAACTTTCGACGGTAACGTTTCTGTTGTAACTCAAGTGTTGCCCGTGGGTAGCAACTTCGTGTTCATGCAGAATGCTTACGACATTAACTCAATCGTTGGCGGTTCCGTAGACTTGGAGCGTGTTCCCGAGGACTACACTCAGTGTATCAACACTGCCTTCGACGGTCAGCAAGACCAAGGCTACCTTATCACTCCTTGTGCTTATGCACAGTTTGATGCCGCCGGTCGTGCTGCTGTTGGCGCTGCTGCTGCTCTTCATTGTGAAAGCAACAGCTACAAGTGGATGGCACTTGCTGATCCCGGTCCTTTCCTTGTAACCGGTATCAATAAGTACAACAACTACACTCCTCACCAACCTGCAGCTGACCTTGTAACAGATTCTTTATATCTTGTTAACAACGCTATTTACAAGTGGTTAGGTAATGACGTTTCTTATAATCGTCTATCTTACCAAACCATTGTATTCGGTGAGTCTGCTGAGACCGCTGTAAATGAGTCTGCTAACCTAGTTCCTGCTAGTCAGCAAGTTGGTCTGCTTGACCCTGCACAGTACACTGTTACTTCTGTTGGTTCAGCAGTTGATGGTATCTTTACTTTAGACCTAGACGCCTACTGGCCTGTTACTCTACCGATTCAAGAAGTTACACTTACTGGAGCTGGTAGTGGCGACTTCACAAGCGTAGACATTCAAGGTGGTGCTACAGGTGTTAACCTGTCAAACACACAAGTGTTTGTTATTGCTCCCCCTTATGACTTAGTTAACGACTCTGAGTACTCACTCAATAATATCTTCCTGGCTACTTCTGCAGCTGATGCCTCAAACATCTACAATGCTGTTGTTCTAGCTGGTGGTACTGTTAACATTACAACTCCGCCCAATGGTGCAGTTTTTCTGCCAGCCCCATCAGGTGACACTGCTCTCTTGAGCTATGTAGACCCCTACTGGAACTTACCTGTTACAATCAATGGCCAAACTTCTGACCTGATTGAAAATACCTCTGGTGCCAACGCTGGTGTGAACACTCTTCACCTTCCTGCCACACTTCAGGACCCCACTCAGTCTTATATCCTGAACTGGACAACTCGGACTCTGCTCGACCCCTCGGCGCAGATTGCCGCTTATGCTGGTACCTTAGTTACAACTGGCACTGCTGTTTTTACTGCACTCAACCACGGACTTCGCAATGGCCAGGCAGTTTATTTCACTCAACCTGTAACAGTTACAAATGGTGGTGTTACCTCCAACCTTGTTAGTGCAACTACGAAACTCGTAAGTCGTCCTTACATTGTAAAAATATTAACATCGAATACTTTTGTATTGGCACTAAGTGTTGACAACTACAGTAACAACTCCTTTATTGCCCTCCCTACTGGCACCCTGAGCACCACCCCTTCCATCTTCTACTCGAACGTACTTGGTCGCGGGCTGGAAACTATTTCTCCTATTGAGTTACTTACTCTTCCTGTTGTACGGGCAAGAAAGTACGCATTTGACTCAAGTTCAATCTTTAGTCAAGCGGTTAATGCAGCTGTGGCTCCCGGTGGCGTAGTTACCGGTATCCCCAGCACTTCCATTTACCTTAATAGTTCTAGCGTTACTCTGGGTGAGGATCAAATCACACCCTATGGTGAAGATCTTCTCTCTGGAACACAAGCTGGTTGGTTACCAAAGTTAAACCTCGTAACACCAACTCTAACTCCTGTAGCAACAATTTCGAACGCTTTCTGTGTTCCGACAGTTGATCAATTCTTCCAGGCCGAGTCCTACCTCGTTCCTGCGATTGATCCAATCCTAGTTGGTACCTACACTGGTGCTAATGCTTCTGGTACTATTGGCCCTGTGGCCTCTGTTGGTGCTCTTGCCGGTACTGCTTCCTCTAACGGTGTGTTTAGTAACATCACTGTAACTGGCGGTTCTGGAACTGGTTTGGTTCTTCAAGTTACTGTGGCTGGTGGTGCTGTTACCGCTGCTTCTGTTACTAATCCTGGCCAAGGCTACACTGTCGGTGACACGGTTACTCTCGTGAGCAACGCCTCTGTAGTGTTCACCGCTGCCACTGCGGGGGTTATTATAAACTCCACCAACGGTTCCGTTGCTACTGTAACTGGTGCTGGTACTTACGGTGCTCAGCTAGGTCTTTCTGTCGGCGACAGTGCCGCTCAGTTAAACACCATGCAAGCCGTTCTTACAGGTGCTTACTTTAATGTGAGTGCTGCAGGTACTGCCCCTAATGGTGCTGCAGTTGTGGTTGGTGACCGTTTGGTTGCTTCCTACAATGGTTCTACTTACTCCTGGATAGTTGTACCAGCTGCTGCCCTTGGTGGTGACCTGACCTCCGCTGGACAACCTTGCTACGGTTCTCAGGTTGAACTGACCTTCTCCCCTGAGATTGCACCTCCAACAACCCTGTGGCGCTTTGATGCGATCACCTCTACCGAAATCATTGACAACGCTCTACGCGGTGTTGGTTTCTCTGGTGTTCCACAAGCTGCACTTGTCGAGGCTGGTGTAGATAATGTTAATCGTCTTCTTGACGATTCTCAACAGTACGGTAATCCTTTCGGGTTTATTGCTTTCTACGGCCCTTGGCTTGATAGCGATCCTAGTGCCACTAGCGGAGTATATCTGCCCCCTTCACCTTATGTGACTGGTGTTGCAGTTCGTCGCTATCGTGCTGAAGGTTATCAGTTCCCACCCGCTGGTACAAAGTACCAGTTGGCCAACGCTTACAGCGCACAGATTCCCATTAACTCTGCTCAGCAGAACCTGTTGAATCCAAAGGGATGTAACGCTGTTCGTACTCTGCCTGGTTACCCTCAGTCGGCAGTGTTTATCTGGGGTGGACGTACTCGTCTAACTAACCCAGACGATGCACAACAGAAACTGTATCAGTTTGTTAACACTCGTGTTATTCTTAACGTTGTGTACGGTTCCTTACGTCGGGCTTTTGACAGTCAGATCTTCAATGTGATTGATGGTTTTGGTGTTGTCTTCAACCAGATTATCTCGGTTGGTAACAGTGTCCTCAACCAACTGTACGTTAAAGGTGCTCTGTTCGGTGCTCGCCCTTCCGATGCTTTCCAAGTTATCTGTGACGGACGCATCAATAACGCCGAAACTCTTGAGCAAGGTATCGTTAACGCTAAAGTGTTCGTGACTCCTGTACCTACTCTGGAACGCATTCAAATCGACCTCATTCGTGTGGCGATCGGTCAAATGCAGAAAGAGTTAGATTCCCAAGGTCTCGGACCCAACAACGGTTAAATAACCTAGAGAGTCAAACAAATGGATAGGGATTTAAATCTACGGATTCCTGAAACTCTCTTTTTTCACCTTATGCAACAAGCGAACGACCAGGGGGTGTCATTAGATGCCCTCTGTTTTTCCTTGCTATCGGGGCAGAAACAAGACAGCTCTTTAATCGACCCCGTATTCTACGAATCAGTGGCCATGGAATCTCTTCGCAGTGAGATTCGTAAAGTAATCGAGAGTGATTTAACGAAAGAAGAAGTTAGAAAGAGAGTTAATGCGATCGAATTTCAAATTTCAAGACGTTATAAGGTAAGGTAATGAGTGAACCTGTAGTTTTATCACCATCTGTTCGAGGGTTGAGATACCCTTTAACAGTAAGTAGTGGAAATTTGGCAACAAGTACAGACTACACACTTGTTTCTCAGCACATTCGCAGTGTTCTAGAGACACGGTATTTTGAACGTGTGATGCGAGCTGATTATGGTATTGGTGATTACGTTCTCGAAATAATTGACCCCGGTCAAATAAACTCTGCAATCCAGTACAGCATTTTGCAAAATGTTGAGGGGCTTTCTGACTTGAGTGTTCTAGGTGACTGGATTACAAATGGTGAAGATGGTTTGTATCGAGTTTTTATACAGTATTCAGTAGCAGGGGTACCCCAACCTCCCATAAATTACACTTTGGCCAACTAAGGGGTAAAAGTAATAACCTAGGGCCGACAGTGAGAAAATTGGATGGCAAAAAGATTTACAACAGCACCAGTACCTAGCGGTGAAGTCGCACGTTATACGTCCGACCCATATAATTTATCGTCAATTTATATGTTCGGGTCTAGCAGCCCGTTCACTGGTCAAGGAAATACGATTGTACGGCCTCAGGATGATTTACTCATCGCGAAGGGTGGTAACCGTGCGCTTATCGTCTATCAACGGTTACTTTACGACGAGGCAGTGCAGTCCAGCTTTAAAAAGTTGATGCAAGAGGTGACCTCTCGTCCGTGGTATGTACAACAATATTCTGACAAACCCGGTGACGTCGCTGTTCGCGACTTTATTGCAGAGGTTTTGGAAGAACTACCTCTCGACGACATATATGTCGGTATGGGTGAGTCGATGGTGACTGGTTTCTCAGTAGGGGAGATAATGTGGAAGAAAACAAAACGAGGTGTAATACCTTTTGACGTACGTATGCGCGATCAACGCAGGTTTGTATTCCAAGAAGAAGAGGATGCTCAAACTGGTTTTACAATGCGTTGTTTAACCTTCAATAGAATGTTTGAGGGAGTGGAGTTACCACAGCGGAAATTTATAGTAAGCCGTTATTACGTGTCCCACAATGGTGACCCCTACGGTTCTGCTCTTGGCCGTATTCTTTACCCTCTTGTTAAGTTTCGTCGTCGGGCCATTGAATCATACGTACTGTACGGAGACCGCTATGCGACTCCTACAGCAGTGGCCAAAGCACCACTATCTGCTAGCACAAGGGAGTTAGATACCCTCTATGGTCACCTTTCCAATCTGAGTCAAGAAACGGCAATGATTCTGCCGGAAGGTTATGAGCTTGAGTTTGTAGTTCCTTCAGGTTCGCCGGAAGTATTTAAGAACCTTATCGAATACATTGACAAAGAAATATCGTTAATACTTTGCGGTGAGAACGAAGCAGGTCAGGCTGAAGCAGGGTCTCGCGCTTCCTCACAAGTTGCTAATACAGTTCGCGTAGTTAGAGCAAGCGAAATCTCTGAAGCAATCTCTCACACTCTTACTCAAACTCTAGTTAGATGGATCGTTGATTTAAACTTTGGTACAGATGTTGCTGCCCCCTCTCTGACACGAGAGTTCCGCATTGAGGAATCTCCTCTAACAATGCCCGATGTGTCACTCATGATTCAGTCGGGATATACACCCCGAAAGGAATGGATTGAAAGACACTTCCGAGTTGAACTTGAAGAAAAGAAAGAAGAGAACCCTGAGGATGAAGCTGTAAGTTATGATCCTGAAAAAGATCAAGATTTGTTCGGGTCTATCTTTGGTGCAGACGGTGGACAGGCTCCGCAACCAGCAGCAGAAAACGTAGACGCAGCTAAAGAAGACCTCACCGCTGCAGCTAACGTCATGGATGAACCCGAAGGTGCAACACCTGAAGAGTCACAGTCTGATGCTATTGCCGAACCAGATGAAGACCAAGAAATGGAGGATATACTTAGTGGTATGTCGGGTGAAGAGGATGATGACGACGATGAGGATGAAATTTCTGACGAGGAGTTAATGGAAACTCTGGGGTTAGGGGGAGATGAAGAAGAGGAAGAACCCACCAAACCTTTTGGTAATCAAAGTATATCCGAGGACGAAGCAGTTGAAATGGATAAATAGGGTAAAAAGATACAGGGGGAAAAAGTAAAATGACCTTTACAAAAAGAATCCACGTATTCAAGTCTGGCGATCAAACTTCAGCACAGGGGGTTCAGAGGCATTTCTCTGAGAAAGACCTCCAACAAGTGGTGGATACTTATGACCCATCTGTTCACACGGCACCCCTCGTGCTTGGACATGCGGGTGATAACGACAGCTTGCCAGCCTATGGTTGGATTAAAGGATTCGCAAAGAAAGGTGACAATCTTTATGCTGATGTGGAGTTTTCTCCTGTTGCAAAAGATTTAGTAAAAGACGGTCATTACCGAAAGGTTTCGATCTCTTTCTACTCACCTGACAGTGCTATCAATCCTTCTAAAGGGAAATGGAGTGCTCGTCACCTTGCTCTACTGGGGGCTTCACCCCCAGCTGTAAAAGGTTTAGAGCCATTCTCGTTCTCTGAACAGGAAGGAATCTACGATTTCGCCGTGACTTTAGCTCCCTCGGAAATTTTTGATGACGAACTTGGACCAACAATTATTGTTGAGAGAAGTCCGCTTGAAATGCTTCGTGAGAAACTTGATGCAGTCCGTCAGGATGTGTCG